AGCCGACGCTCGGTGAGGGGCAGGCCGACGCGCCGCCCGAGCTCCCGCCCGAGCAGGCGGCCGAGCTCTATCGGTCGATGGGGATCCTCACCGACTCTGCGCGCGAGGCGCGCGTGGACCAGGGCGGGCAGTGGATTCGCCCGGTCGAGACTCCGACGCAGGCGCGCGCCCGTCTCGCGGGCGCCCAGCAGAAGGGAACCTGATCATGGCTGCGCTCACCTCCCCCCGAGTCACCTCGCCGCGTAGCCGCACCGTGCGGCGCATCAGTGTGCCGCTCGCGGCCGGCGTAAAAACCTACCAGGGCGCCGCCGCGATGGTGATCACCTCGGGCGCGAGCAAGGGCTTCTACGCCCCTGCCGATGCCGCGCGGGTCGGCGCTGTCGAGGGCCTGTTCCTCGAGACCGTGGACAACACGGCCGGGCACGACGGCGACGCGTCCGCGATCGTCGAGTTCGGGCGCGACCGCGAACTGCTCCCGTTCGTGAACGACGTCGGCACTCCGCTCACCGCGAGCGACCGCGGCGGGACCGCCTACGCGCTCGATGACCAGACCGTCTCGGCGGCGGCCACGACCGTCATCATGGGTCGGCTTTTCGAGCTCGACGCGAATGGAGTCGCGTGGGTCGAGTGCCTCGCTACCGCGTGAAAGGGCGCTAACTAACCATGAGCCTCATTGCCATCACGCCGAGTTGGGTCGGCACGTTCGAAAAAGCACAGCGCACGCTGATCCAGAACGCCTGGGATCGGGTCAATCGGTCCCTGATCTGGGACAAGTTCATGGAGGTGCGGCCGAGCTCGACGCTGACCGAGCTGTACATGTGGCTGTACGAGACGGCGCAGATCTACGACGAGGGCCAGGGAGGCCAGAAGTCGTACGACTCGGTCGCAGCGACGTTTTTCGAGATCACGAACCGCAACTCGGGCTCGGCGCTGCGTCTCACGCGCAACGAGATCGAGGACAACATGCTCCAGCGCCCTGGCATGACGCAGGGCGGTCCGGCGCTCGACTACGCGGCCAACTGGGCCCGCCAGATCGGCGGCGCCTCGGCCTACTGGCCGCAGGAGAAGATGTTCGAGCTGATCAAGTCGGGCGAAACCCTCGCCCATGGCTCGGCCTACGACGGGCGCGCGTTCTTCGCGAAGGACCACCCGGTCAACAAGTTCGATGCCGCGAAGGGCATCTACGCGAACCTGCTCTCGGGCGCGCCGAGTGGCATCTACCCCGGCGCCTGCCCGATCGACATCGTGCACGCGCCGACGCTCGCGGAGGCCGCGGCGAACTTCGCGTCGGCGGTGGCGTACATCGAGACGCTCACGCAGCCGAACGGGAAGCCGCGCTACCTGCGGGTCAAGTACGCGCTCTCCGGGCAGGATCTGAAGAAGCGCCTGAACGAGATCCTCGCGACGAAGTACTTCGGGCAGGACGGCTCGACCGAGAACGTGCTCACGACGTACGGAATCGAGCCCGTGACGGCGCCCGAGCTCACGACGCCGGGCGAGTACTACCTCGCGTGCGAGCAGCTCACGAACGAGGGCGGCGGCCTGATTTTCCAGGACCGCTCGCCGTACGTGCTCACGAGCTACACGCCGGAGACACAGGCGCAGCTCCAGGTGCGCAAGGAGTTCGAGTGGTCCTACGACGGCCGCAATGCGGTCGCGTACGGGCACCCGTACCTGCTGTTCAAGGTCAAGCCGGGCTGACCCCTCCGGCGTGAACGCAGTCGCCCCGCACCCCGACAGGGGCCGGGGCTTCGGCGTCAGGACAACACCGTGACTGCCTATCTCGACGTCGCCGCGTTTCGCACTCGCACGGTCATGCCGGGCGAGGATGTCGACGTGCTCGAGGTGGCGTCGCCAGGATTCCTCGCCGCGAAGCTCGCGGAGAACACGGCCTGGCTGAACGCCCGGTTGTCGAAACGGTACGCGACGCCGTTCGCGGCGCCCGTGCCTGAGATCGTGCTCTCGTGGCTCGTCCGCATCTCGACGCTCGACGCGTACCTGCGCCGCGGCTTCGATCCCTCGTCTCGGCAGGACGCCGAGATCGTGAAGGCCGCGGAGGCCGCGCGCGCCGAGGTGAAGGAGGCAGCGGACGCACAGGATGGCCTGTGGGATTTGCCGCTGCGCCAGGACGCGCCGGGGACGTCTGGCATCACCGCGGGCGGTCCGCTCGGCTACGCGGAGGCGAGCCCGTACGACTGGACCGATCGGCAGATCGAGGCGGTGCGCGGTGGGTAGCGAACTGGCGAGCATGATCGCGACGGTGCGGCGCGTGGGCGCGCTCGCGCGCGATGTCGCGCCCGCGATCGCCGACGAACTCCGCGCCTTCATCGCGTCCGAGATCGCCGCGGGCCGCACGCCGGGCGGGGACACGCTCCGGCCGCGCAAAGCGGATGGCGGGCAGCCGCTGCAGAACGCCGCGAAGGCGATCACGGTGAGGGCTGTCGGCACGATCATCACGGCCGAGGTCACCGGCTTCCCGGAGCTGCTGCACAACGTAGGGCACGCGCGCGGAGCGAAGGAGCCGCGGCGTCTGGTCCCCGCGGGCGGTGTCGTGCCGTCCGCGCTTGCCGACAGGGTCCGCGCGCTGCTCTCGCAGCGCTTCGCGGAGGCCACGCGATGACGTGCGCGAGCCTGCTCGACCTGGTAGCCGCCGTGCGCACGACGCTCGAGGCCGAGGGCGTGCCGGCGACGGTTGTCTACGGCCGGCGCGAGCCGGCGAAGCAGACAGGCGGCGCATCGCGCGTCGCGATCGTGCGTGGAGCTGACGGCGGCGCAGGAGGCGAGTTGAAGCCGCCGCGGAGCCCTGGCGGTGCGCCCGCGCGGACACTCTGGCGGTGGCACGAGTCGGCGCGCGTGTACGTGCGCGCCTACGACGCCGAGCACCCCGAGGACGAGGCCGCGCAGTACGCGGCGACCCGGGCGCTCCTGCAGTGGGTCACGCGGGCGATTCACGAGGCCGCATTCGGCAAATACGTGCTCGGCTCGCCGAAGTGGGTCGAGAGCGCGCTCGAGCGCCAGCGCGGCGAGGAGCTCGTCGTGCCGCTCGTCCTCGAGACGGAGCTCATGGCGATCGACTGGCCGGGGTCGCCGGGCGGCGACCTCACGGCGCAGGGCGCGAACAGCATCGTGACCGGCGGCGGCGTCGTGCCGCCATCGGGGCTGCCGATCGACGAGACGGTGACGCCTGGCTGCGCTAGCGCCGGGTGAGGAGGACAAGAATGCTCGCCAACGTCAACATCAACATCCTCGACGGCGCGCTCGGGATCCTCCCGCAGACGGACGGCGACGTGATGGCGATCGCGGGTCCGTCCGACGCGGGCCCCCTGAACACGCCCACGAGCTTCGCGCGCGGCAAGTACGTGCAGCAGAACTTCGGCGACGGGCCGCTCGTCGAGTCGGCCTGCCACGCGATCGAGCGGTATGGCAAGCCGGTCGTCCTCGTGCGCACCGCGACGACGAACGCAGGATCCTACGGCGCGCTCGACACGAGCGGCGTCACGGGCACGAGCGTCGTCACGCTGCACGACGCGGTGACGCCCGTGGACCACTACGAGATCCTCTTCGTCGTCGTGCACGGCGGGACGATCGGCGCCGCCGGCATCACGTACCAGTACAGCCTCGACGGCGGCCGCACGATGTCGCCCGTGAAGGCGCTCGGCACGGCGAACTTCGTCGTGCTCGAGATGGCCGCTCGGCTCGACCTCGCGGCGGGCACGCTGCTCGCGGGCGACCGCGTGTCGGTGCGCGCGAAGTCGCCGGTCTGGTCGGCGACGGATCTCGGCACGGCGCTCGCGGCGCTCACCTCGACGCGGCTCGGGTGGGACTTCGTGCAGATCGCTGGCGAGCTCGACCCCGTGGCCTTCGACACCGTGGACGCGTGGCTGCAGTCGCTCGAGGCGGCGGGCCGGTTCGCCTGGGCGATCGGCAACGCGCGCATGCCCGACGAGGGCGAGAGCGAGGCCGCGTACCTCTCGTCCCTCTCGGCGGCGTTCGCGGCAAAGTCGTCGACATCCATCGCCCTCGCGGCCGGCGCGGCGAAGGTGCTGTCGAGCGTCACGCGGCGCATGTACCGTCGGCCGGTGTCGCTACCAGTATCGGCGAAGCTCTCCGCGCTCGACCTCGCGCAGTCGGTCGCGCAGATCGGCGCGCCCGGCGGCGCGCTTGCGGGCGTCGACATCCGCGATGGCGCGCAGAACGTCGACATGAACTACCACGACGAGAGCGACTCGCCGGGGCTCGACGACGCGCGCTTCCTCACGCTGCGCACGTGGGACAGCTACCCGGGAGCGTTCGTGACGTTTCCGCGCATCTTCGCGCCGCCTGGCTCGGACTTCGAGCGCATCGAGTACCGCCGCGTGATGAACGCCGCGTGCAAGGCGATCCGCAACTACATGCTGCTTCGCCTGCAGAAGCCGGTGCGGGTCGACCGCAAGACGGGCTTCATCCTCGAGGCCGACGCCCGCGAGATCGAGGCCGGCGCGACGAACGTGCTGAACGAGGTGCTCCTCAAGCGAGGCCGCGCGAGCGCCGCGACCTTCGCGCTCTCGCGCACGGACAACGTCCTCTCGACGAAGCGGCTCACGGGCGACGGTCGCATCGTGCCGCTCGCGTACCCCGTCGAGATCGACATCGCGATGGGCTTCACCAACCCGGCGCTCGCCGCCTGACGGAGACAACATGAGCGACGAGAAGGAGATCAACGGCAACGTCTACTCGTGGTCGTCCATCGAGCTGAAGCTTGACGGCGAGCCCTACGTGGGCGCGACGAAGATCAAGTACGGCGATAAGATCGAGCGTGCGCTCGTCTACGGGCTCGGCAAGAGCTTCAAGCCGCTCGGGATGACGCGCGGCAAGTACAGCGCCGAGGCGTCGCTCACGATGCGCAAGCACAGCGCCGAGGCGCTGCGAAAGGCGCTCGCCGCGAAGAGCTCGGACGGCTCGACGTTCGGCGAGGTCGCGTTTCAGACGATCGTCTCGTACAGCGAGCCGGGATCGAACCAGGAGCCGATCGTCGTCGAGATCAACGGCTGCCGCATCGCGGGCAGCGGCGGCGACCATTCGGAGGGCACAGACGGGCTCGAGGAGGAAGTGCCGCTCACGGTGCTCGCGATCGTGACGAACGGCCGCACGCTCTACTCGAAGGAGGTCGCGTGATGGCGCTCGACACGAAGGCCGAGCTCGACCCCATCGAGGCCGAGATCGAGGCAGAGAAGGAGCGCATCGCGCAGCTCGCCGCGGAACGCGAGGCGGCGTCGGCGCCCGCGCGCAAGAAGGCGCAGCTCGAGCAGCTCCGCCGCGAGCGCTCGTTTGCCGAGGCGCTCCCAGCGCTCGAGGCGAAGTACGGGCCGCTCGGCAACAGCGCCGCGGCGGGCCTCGCGCGGGTCGACCTAGCGGGCGGCATCGTCGTCGTGAAGCGGCCTTCGAAGGAGCACTTCCGCAAGTACGCCGACCTCGGCAAGACGGACAGCGAGGCGCTCACGGAGCTCGTGAAGCCGTGCATCGTCTACCCGCTCACGGAGTCGGGCGAGGTCGACAAAGCGGCCGCGTGGGCGCTGATCGACGGCGAGGGCTTCGGCCTCACGCGCGTGGCGAATGCCGTGGCGCAACTCGGCGGCGTGCGGGTGAGGGAGGTGACGGGAAAACCGTAGCCCTGTTGCGACGCGCGCGGCGCGACAGGGGGCTCGTGGCCGAGTGCCTGAGGAGCGCGATGCGTCCGGGCCGGTACGATAGCGTCGACGCCGACGCGCGTGAGATGGCGGGCTTCGTGTTGGTCGCTGGACTGATCGACGACGTGCGGACCATCCGCGCGGCGCTGACGAGGGAGATCTGACGTGAGCGACACGGCGGTCTTCGCGCTGGACCTGCAGGACGAGCTGAGCGGCCCGGCCGAGACGGCCGCGAAGTCGCTGCTCGACCTGCAGGCGAAGATGGACAGCGGGAAGGCCGCGCTCCGCGAGATGCAGGCGACCATGCGCACGCTGAAGGGCAGCGGCGCAGAGGAAGCGATTGCCGCGCTGAGGGACCAGATGGCCGCGCAGCGCGCGGTCGTGCAGCAGGCAGCGGCGGACTACATCGCGCTCGGCGGCGGATTCGGCGAGGCCAGCGCGAAGGCGATCGCCGACGCCGAGGCGCAGGAGGCGTTGGCCGCAGCGGAACGCGATGCTGCGGCCGCGGCGCAGGAACAGGCGCAGGCCACGGGCACGGCCGCCGACGCGACCGAAGAGGCAGCGGGCTCCACGGGTCAACTGCTGGCTGGTGCGAGGGGCCTGCTCGGGCCGATGGGCGGACTGTTCGCGCGCGCCAACATGCTCTCGCAGGGTCTTGGCGGCGTGAGCGTCGCGGCGATCGCGGGCGTCGCGGCGATCGCGATGGTCGTCGCGGCCGTCGTCGGCGCGATCGCGAAGTTCACGCAGTTCGCCCTCGTGAGCGCGAACGCGGCGCGATCGATGAAGCTCATGCTCGCGGCGGCGTCCGGATCGGCCGCGGGTGGAGAGGCGCTCGCGGGGGCGATCGCGCGCATCGCGGGCGAGGTGCCGCAGACGAAGGCAGAGCTCGCCCAGATGGCGCAGGAGCTCGCGAAAACGGGCCTGCGCGGGAAGGAGCTCGAGGACGCGCTCGAGAGCGCCGCGAAGAAGGCTGCGGGCGCGTTCGGCGGCGCCAAGATGCTCGACCTCGACGTCCAGCTCGCGAAGGCGAAGGAGAACGTCTCGGGGCTGTTCGATGGCGTCAACATCGAGCCGTTCCTCGCGGGGCTGCACAGCGTGCTCGGGCTCCTGAGCGAGAGCACGACCACGGGGCAGGGTCTCCGCGCCGCGATGAAGGGGATCTTCGATCCAGTGATGGCCGCGCTCGCGAGGGTCGCGCCCATCGCAAAGGCATTTCTTCAAGGGCTCACGATCGGCGCGCTGCAGGTCGCGGTCGTCTTCTTGCGGGTGAAGAACGCGATCTCCGGCGCATTCGGCGGCGGCGCGTCGCAGGTGAACATGATGGCGCTCGCGCTGAAGGGCGCGCAGTACCTCGTGATCGCGCTCGCCGCCGTGTTCACGGTCATCGGTGCCGTGGTTGGCGCCGTCGTGTTCTTGATCGTCGGCCTCTTCAATACGGTGACCCTGGTGATCCGGGGGATCGTCACTGTGGTCGGCGCGCTCGGTGACGCCTTCTCGTGGCTCGGCGGGCTCGCATCGAGCGCGTGGAACGGCATCACGTCAGGCCTGCAGGCCGCATGGGCCGCAGTCACTGGCTTCGTCGGGCAGTTCACGAGCGCCGGCTCGGACCTAATCAGCGGCCTCGTGCATGGCATCGCGAGCGGCGCGGGCGCGATCCTCGACGCGCTTCTCGCGCCCGTGAAGGCCGGTATCGCGGGCGTCAAGTCGCTGCTCGGCATCCACAGTCCGAGCAAGGTCTTCGCGGCCATTGGCGCGAACACCGCCGCCGGTTTCGCAGAAGGCGTCGACGACGGCGCCGACGACGTGGCGGCCGCGACGAAGGGCCTCGTCTCAATCCCGGCAGACACCCCCGCCCCGAAGCCCGCGGCGGCCGCTGCGCCGGGCGCGGGCGCGCGCAGCGGCGGCAACACCTACGTCTTCCACATCTCGGGCGTGAAGGACGCGGAGTCGCTCCGCGACCCGAGCTTCCTCGAGCAACTGACGGCCACGGTCGAGCGCGTCACGCAGGCGAGCGGAGCGCCGCTCCATGCCTGATTACCTCGCGACGCCGAGCCTGTGCGACTACGTCGTGCTCGAGGGGCAGCGCTCCCCCGGCGTGGCCCGCGTGCGCGCGCCATCGTCGCCGCGGAAGTGGGACGAGAGGGACGGGCACGGAGCGTCGGGTGCCACGCTCGTCTACAACGGCGACAAGATCGCGCACTTCGAGATCGAGATCGATCTCTGGGAGACGCAACATTTCGACGACTGGGACGCGTTCAAGGTGCTCCTGCAGCGCGCGCCGAAGGGCACGAAGCCGAAGGCGATGGACATCTCGCACCCATTCACCGACGAGCACGGGATCGCATCCGTCGTCGTCGAGGATCTCGTCGGCCCCGAGGTGAGCGACCAGGGCCTCACGACGTGGGTCGTGAAGCTCGCCCAGTACCGGCCGCCGACGCCCGCGCAGGGCAAGCCCGCTGGCTCCGGCGCGCAGCCCGGCGGCACGGACGCGAAGACCGAGGCCGACAAGCAGATCGAGCAGCTCACGCAGCAGGTGAAGGAGCTCTCGAAATGAGCGGCTCGCCCGTCCTCCGGCTCGGCGCGCGGCGCGTCCAGACCGCGCGCGTGCACCTACCGTCCTTCGGCGTGTGGGTCGCGGACATCGTCTGCGACGACGTGGCGGACGCATCCGGGACGCTCGTGCTCACGCTGGGCGGGCTCGAGCTCCATGGCACCGTCGACCCGACCCACACGGGTGCGTACGCCCTCGGGCAGCGCGTGCGCCTCCTCGGCGGGGCGGGCGCGTGGAGCTCGACGGTGACGGCGAAGGGCTACCACAACGACGCGGGCGTGAAGGCGGCCCTCGTCGCAGCGGACGCGGCGCGCGCTGTCGGCGAGACGCTCGACCCCACGGGCTACGGCGCGCGGCGCGTGGGCCCTGACTTCGCGAGGTCGCACGGACCCGCCTCGCGCGTGCTCGAGCAGCTCGGCGCCCCGTGGTGGGTCGACGCGCTCGGCGTCACGCGAGTCGGCGCGCGCCCCGTGGTGGAGGTCGCGGCGCCGTACGAACTGCTGGCGTTCGATCCCGACGAGAGGGTCGCGACGCTCGGCGTGGACGACGCGGGCGCGATTGGACCGGGCTCGATCCTCCGCGACAAGCTCTCCGCGCCGATGGTCGTGCGCGACCTCGAGATCGACGCGGGCGCGAAGTCGCTGCGCCTCACGGCATGGTGCTCCGCGCTCGACGAGGATCCGGGGCAGTCGCGCCTCGTGCGCGCGCTCCGCTCGCTCGTGCGCGAGGCGATCCCGCAGCTCCCGTACCTCGTGCCGCGCCGATACCGCATTGTCGACCAGATCGGCGAGCGCCTCGAGTTGCAGGCCGTGCGCCAGGACGCCGGCGTGCCCGATCTGCTCCTCGTGCCCGTCGTGCCGGGCCTCGCGGGCGCGCGCGCCGTCCACACGCTTGGCGCAACCTGCCTCGTGCAGTTCGTCGACGGCGACCCGGCCGCGCCGGTCGTCACTCACCTGGAGGACGCAGACGGCAACGGCTTCGTCCCCGTCGGCCTCACGCTCGACGCGACGGACCACGTGACCATCGGCGAGCAGGCCTCCGACGTGCTCCTAGGCGACGCGCATGGCGTCGTCATCCGCGACGGCGACACCGTCACGCTCGGCGCCGTGACTGGCGTGATCACGACCACGGGGCAGGGCGTGCCGCCGCGGAAATCGAAGGTGAAGGCGTAGACCATGGCGACCGACTACGGAACCGACCTCGCGTGCGTCGACGACCTCGACGAGATGATGACGGAACTCGACGGCATCGCTGACGGGCCCACGCTCGTCTGCCAGGCGCTCCTACGCCGCCTCACCACCCCGCGCGGCATGGTGATCGACGCCCCCGACTACGGGACCGACGTCGCGGCACTGCTGCACCGCGGGATGACGCGCGCCGAGCTGCTCGGCGTCGGTGGCGTCGTGAAGGCCGAGATCCTGAAGGATGACCGCGTCGCCGCCGTGACGGTCGCGGCCACGGTCGACCCGCGGGACGACGCGGCCGTCTCGCTCGTCGTGCGTGGCACGCTCGTCGACGGCGAGACGTTCTCGCTCACGAGCACAATCACTGACGGCGCGCTGCTCGTGCAGGAGATGGGACGATGACACCCTTCGACCAGATGCTGCGACCGCTCACGGCGGCGGAAGTGAAGTCGACCCTGTACACGCTGCTAGCGAAGCTCGGCCTCCCCGTCACGTCGTGGAAGGAGGGCGCGGTCGTCCGCACGCTCCTCGCCGTCGTCGCGACGGTGTTCGCGACGTTCACCGATCTCATGGTGATCGTGGCGAAGTCGGGCTTCCTCGATTTGGCCGAGGGCGGCTGGCTAACGTACCTCGCCGCCCAGGTGTACGGCGTCGAGCGCATCGAGGCGACTGCGGCGGCCGGCACGGTGACGCTGACGAACAACGGCGGAGGCTCGTACACGTTCGATCCCGGCGAGCTCGTCGTCGTGGCGCCGGTCGCGCACAAGGCGTACGCGAACACGAGCACGGTCACGCTCGGCCCAGGGCCAGGGACGACGCTCGACGTCGCCGTGATCGCCCTGGAGCCAGGCACATCGAGCAACGCGGCGCCGGGCACGATCACGGCGCTCGGGACGGCGATCCCGAAGGTCACCGTAACGAACTCGTCCGCGCTCGCCGCGGTCGACGAGGAGACGGATCCGGCGCTGCGCCAGCGGTGCCGCGACAAGCTCGGCGCGCTCTCGCCGAACGGCCCGAAGGCAGCCTACGCGTACGTCGCCAAGAGCGCCACGCGCGCAGATGGCAGCGCGATCGCGGCGAACCGGGTGAAGGTCTCGCCCTCGGGCGTGCCCGTGGCCGTCGTCGTCGCAGGGCCCTCGGGGCCGATCCCTGGCGACCCGTCCGACCCCTCGACGGACCTCGGCGCGATCGCGCACGCCATCGAGCAGCGCGTCGTGCCGAACGGCGTGACGTACACGCTCGCGAGCGCCACGGCGCACCCGATGGCCGTGGCCGCGACGATCTGGGTGGACCAGACGGCGGGCCTGTCCTCCGGCGACGTCGGGACGGAGGCGACTGCGAGGCTCGAGGCGTTCCTGCTCGAGCAGCCGATCGGCGGCGTTGACTTGGGCGGCGGCGGCGGCTACGTCTACCGCAACGCGCTCGTCGCGGTGATCGCGAGCGCGCACACGGCGGTGCTGAAGGTCGACGTCACTTCGCCGGCTGTCGACGAGGCCCTCGGCGCCGACGAAGTCGCGGTGCTGATGGGGCCACCTGCCTGGACGGTGCACTTCGCATGACGTCCTTCGCTGACAGCCTCCGCGCCTGGCTGCCGCCGTGGCTCTCGGACCGCGCTAGCAAGGGCAAGAGCGCCGGGTTCCGGCTGCTCTACGGCATCGCCTGGCTCGTGGACGCCGCGCTCGACATGACGGTCGAGAGCGTGCGCGCGCGCTTCCCCGCGAGCGCGCCGCCGGGCGCGCTTCCGTACCTCGCCCGCGATCGCCGCATCTACCGAGGCCCCGTCGAGAGCGACGACGCGTTCGCCTCGCAGCTCGTCGCCTGGCTCACTTGCTGGCGCGTCGCCGGGCACGCATACGCGCTCGCACGCGGGCTGCAGGCGTTCCAGTCGCCGCACTCGCCGCGGATCCGTGTCGTCACGCGCGGCGGCGTCTGGTGGACGCTCGAGCCGACAGGCGAGCTCCGGTACCACCGCGCGACCCCAAACAACTGGGACTGGGACTCGCTCACGGGCGGCGACCCGGCCGCGTGGTGGGACGTCTGGGTGATCATCTATCCGCCGACCTTCGCGCCGGACGGGCAGTGGAGCGACCCGGGGACGTGGGGCCCAGGGAAGGCGTTCGGGCTCGACATCTCGACGGAGACCGTTGCGTCGCTGCGCGCGCTGATCGACCAGTGGAAGGGCGCGCATACGCGCGTCGTGCAGGTCGTCGTCTGCTACGACGCGACGCTCTTCGAGCCGACGGCGCCGCCCGGCGATCCGCGCCTGCCGGATGGCCGTTGGGGCCTGTGGGGGAAAATGTCCGGCGGCGCGTGCGTGCCCGCTCGCAGCGCGAGCTGCCGCTACATGGAAGTGTGACCAATGTCGACTCTCTACGCTGGCAATCCGGGGAACTTCCCCACGACGATTCCGATCCCGTCCGACTCCGACGATCGTGATGCGCTGTCGGTCGCGGTCGCGCTGCAGGGCCTCGCGGACCGCACGGCGGCGCTCGCGAAGATCCGCCTCGTGGACATCGTCGTCGACGAGACGGACGACGCCTCGAGCTCGCACAACACGACGACGACGGTGATTCCTGGCGGCGCGTTCGCGAACATCGTGAAGCTCGTCGACCTCGCCGACCTGCAGATCGGCGACGTCATCGAGCTGGACGCGACGTTTTGGGTGCACACGTCGGGGATCGGCGGCGTCTACCTGCGCGTCGGCAACACGGATGGCGTCGCGATCGAGATCAACAGCGCGATCCCCGAGCAGAGCGTCGACGAGTGGACACACAACCGCGAGGTGCACATCCACACGTACTACGTGCTTCCTGGCTCGGCTCATGCGGGGTCGCATTCGCTCTATCTGCAGGCCCGCGGTGAGCCCGTGACGCTGGAGATCAAGACGCCGCAGGTCGTGATCGCCAAGGTCTATCGGAGGCCGTGATGGGACCGATCCTCAACTGGCTCGACAAGAAGCTCTTTGGCATCCGCTCGATCCTCGTCAACGGGGTCGAGATGCCCGAGAGGCCGACGCTCGCGCTGACGGGCGCAGTCGGCGCGTCCGACAACCCGGGTGCGAACCGGACCGATCTCACGTTCTCTGGCGGTGGCGGAGGTGGCGGCGATCTCACGCCGACAACCATCAAAACGAGCGACTACGTCGCCGGTTTCGGCGAGCTCGTCCTCGTCGATGCGAGCGCCAACGACATCACGATCCGCGCGCCGGATGGCGCGCTCCAGCACGCGGGCGCGCGCTGGGGCGTGCTCCGCGTGGAACCCTCGGGCAGCTCGACGCACGTCGTGACGCTCGACGGGGATGACGCGTTCGACGACGAGGGCACGTACACGCTGCGCACGCCGCGGTCGTGCACGCTGCTCCGCGCGACCAGCCGGGGGTGGAGGATCGATAGCGAGGCGCGTCCGTTCTCGGTGCCGAGCGACGCGCTGCCCTCCGGCGTTGGCACCGCAGGCGCGGCGGGCACGTCGCCCGCGCTCGCGCGTGCCGACCACGCCCACGCGCTCGGCTACGCGGCGGTGCAGGTCGCGATCGCGAACGCGTCCTCGCCGCTGATGCTCGGCGGGCAGCGCATCACCGCCGTCGCGGACCCCGTGGGCGGCCAGGATGCGGCGACGAGGGCGTACGTCGACGCCCACGCGAGCGCCGCTGGCGTCCTGCACTCCGGCACCGGCCAACCGAATAGCACGCGTGTCGTCCAGGGCAGGAGCTCGGCCGGCGTCGCCGTCACGTCGCCCGCGCCGGTCACTGCGGGGGATCTCCTCGTCGTGCTGCTCCAGTGCGAGGCGGACATTACCGGAGCGACCGTGAGCGACACGCTCGGCACCACGTACACGAAGGTCCGCGAGATCACGTCGCACCCGCTCACCGCGCAGGTGTGGGCGGGGGTCGCGCCGACGTCGGGTGCGTGCACGATCACTGGCACCCAAAACGCGAACTGGGCGCGCACGACGTTCGCTGAGTACGCCGGGGCGACGGCCACTATCGAGGGCTCGGACGCGGTCTACGGTGGCGTCGGGCCGCTCACCGTCGTAGCCGGCGAGCCGGGCGCGCTGATCGTCGGCGCCGTGGCATCGTACCACTCCAGCGTCGGGTACACGCCCGCGAGCGGATTCGAGGTCGACGCGACCGCCACCGACGCCGACTCGTCGCTGCTGGAGCATCACGTCGCGACAGCGGCGGGCGCCGTCGCGGTCACGTACGGCACGAGCGCCCCTGACGACGCTCCGTTTTTCGCCGTCGCCATCGCGCCGTCCGCGGTGTCGAGCGTGGGAGTCGACGGCGACTGGTACCTTGACCTAACGAGCAAGATCCTCTACGGACCTCGCACCAACGGGGTCTATCAGCGCGTCGGGGCGCTCTCGTGAGCGGCAACGCCTGCGATCGCTGTCCGACGACCGAGCAGTGGGCTGCGCTGCACGAGGATCTCGGCTCGATCAAATCCACTCTGATGACGATGGACCGACGCCTCGCCCGACTCGAGGAGGACGCAGACGACACCGCCGAGGACGACGTGCAGGCGCTTCGCGACGAGATCGCGAGCCTGCACGCGCGCGAGGCGAGGCTCGCCGATTTCCGCCGCGACGTCGGCAAGGCGGTCGCGATCGCACTGCTCTCCGCAGCTCTCGGCGTGCTCGGCGGCGCGGCGGCCAAGGGAGCGCCGCGCACCGCGTCACCGCCGACGACCACGCTCGGCGCGGGCGGCGCGCCGGCGCCGTTCGCGTACCCGCCGCCGCCGAAGTGACTGCCCATCAGGAGATCACATGCCCCTCGTCTCGCTCTTTGCCACGGTCGATGGCGCGTCCGCGATCGATCCGACAGCCGTCGTCGCGCTCATCCAGGCGCACGCGTGGGTGCCGCTCGCGGCGCTCGCGATCCACGTGGTGCTGCGGCTCCTCGAGGCCGACGTGCACCCGACGTGGCTCGCCGTGCCTCCGGCCTGGCGGCCGTGGCTCGCGCTCGCGCTGGGCCAGGTCGCGGGCGTGCTCGATGCGGTCGCGCAGGGCGCGACGTGGCGCGCCGCGGTCGTCGGCGGTTTCGTCGCCGCGAGCCTCGTGATCTGGCAGC